CCTGTCACGAATGTGCAGGGATTTTCACAGTACATGGTAACCAAACAAAGAAGGTTCTTATGAGTCGTTCGCGAAGTCGCGGAACACGCTATTGGGACTCCTCTGCCCTTGGCTCTCGCACATCCCTCCAGGTTAGGAGGGTTGTTAGCGGTGGAGTCTGGGTGCATGAGTTTCGAGAAGTCGTGCAGTCTGGCGGCTCGCGATACTATAAGGACGATCGCGAGACTATGGTGGATCTTATTGGGTTCCAAGGACAATTCAACCCCGTTTCTCATACAAAGAGAATCGGTAGCCGAACCTTCGAATTTGAAGGTCCGACGAACTGCCCAAGTGTGCCCTCTCCCACTGTGTTTCCTTCAGAGCCGTATAGCTGGTACGAGTATGGCGTTAGAAATCCGCACGCTAACCTTGGAAGTTTATACTTCGCAGGGTTACGCAGTGACGGTACTGATGTCATCCCAACACCTAGCTTTGCTGCTGCTGATTGGAGTAGTCTTGTGAATAGTGTCGGAGTCCAACTCGACGGGCGCATGACAACGGGACAAAATCTTCTCGTTGATCTGGCGCAAATAGCCCAAACGGTTTCAATGTTTACGAATCCGTTTGGTGCTATCCGTAAAGTTCTGCGAGGTAAGGTGCCAGCCACTTTGCGTAATGTGGCAAAGGCATCTGCCAGCGGATACTTGGAGTACAAATTCGGGTGGGAAAACATCTACCGCAGCATCAAGCAACTTGCTGATGTTTGGGGTGAGGTGCGATCACACCAGGAGTACTTGGAAACAAGTATTGGAAAGTATGTCTCACTTGCCGCAAGGCAGAGTGAGACGGTGACACCTTCATTGACCTCCACTTACTGTCCCGCCACTACAGGTGTAAAGATAACACCTGAGTTATGTGGCGTGAAGCGCACTTACTGTTTTAGCTTAGATCTTAAGCGAACAGAAGCTGACGCTGCATGGTCCCAGTTTGCGCAAGTTATGGCGCGTCTGGGGACCAATGACGTTCTGGAGGCTCTGTGGGACTGCGTTCCGTACTCGTTTGTCGTGGATTGGTTCACCCACGCTAACCGGTTAACGAAACGCCGTCGTGTAGACTATCTTTCCCGCGATATTCGCAGGATGGGTTACAGCACTAAGACCGAATGGTTTGGTCGGCTCAAATATGAGCTTACTTCACCAGGTTACGGTGTTGCAACAAAGACTGCAATAAAGTATGGGGAGGAGCAGTGCGTTCAGCGCACCTACGCTCGTACTCCGGGCTTTCCGCCCGGGACTGCCACAGTCGGTTTGTTTGGAAATCTAAACAAAACGCAAATTGCAGAGGGAGTGGCGCTAATAATACAGCGCATCTAATCTCTGCGGAACCTATGGAGTCTGTATGGCAAGTGCCACAATCACTCTCAAGGACAAAGCTGACGCAAACGTAGTGTTTTCACTCGTTGGTCAGACAGCGGACGGTGCACTCTATCGAGATGCAACTCGTTCGCTCGCTCTCCCTCGAACACTGGAGTTCAAGTTTAACCTTGGACAACCGGGTTCCCTTGGTAATGACAAGATTACCGTCACTATCAAGAATTCTGTTGCAGATTCAGACGGAAAAGTCTTTACTCTGCAGGAGAAGGTGGAGCTGTCGATTCCACGTTCGACCGCTGTGACAACGGCAATGGTAGAAGACATTATTTGTCATCTACAGGCGCTGTCCGTCGACGCAAACGCGGAATCACTCGCTGATGCCCTCGTACCGTAATGGTAGAGAATACATCCTCGGGTGGGTTACCTATACTATAATCATTGTAGTAGCAATACTACTTGAGAAATGTTAGGTTCAACCACGACTTTGCATTACCGGCTGGGCATATCGCCCAGTCGGAACTTTGCATGCGTTTGTCCTTCAATGAGAGGGCAGGCACTTGCATAACCAGATAAGGTAGGAAACGTATGGGTACAGTAATGGATCCACATGGGACCGTAAAGCCTTCTGGTGCCAACCACGAGTCCTGTGCCAAAGATGATTCTGCGGCACTTAAACTCAAGGACGGTACTCAGTCCTGCTTTTATCGAGCCCTGTTCTTTGACATCGCCTCTTCCTTCCCGAACTGTGTTCGTGATGGTGATCTTCTGTACCTTCAGCAACGTATTTGTGCTGAAGGCCCACGGTTCTACCTCGATACACTTCCCCAATTAGGGAAAGCGTTCGAGTGTAGTCTCGTAACCGGAGAAGCCTTTAAGGCTCCAGACGGTTGGAAGCTCTCTCCTGGAACACGGTTACCGAAGTTCATGAACAGTCTCTTTACTGAGCTGTTTGAGGACGACGGATCCCACAAATACAAGTACCCCATCACGGGGTACTCCGAGGAAAACCTCGGACGTGCTTGGCGGGCTGTGACGTTCATACGTCAAGTTTGCTTGGCATGGAGTAAAGTGGAGCTGGCGGTAGACGTTGAAGATAAGGATTCTTCTGGCTTAGGCATTAATACCGCCAAAAGCCAAAAGGTTCTTAACGACTGGCTAAGTAATGTGGTCCGTAATTGGGATATTAAAGTTCCCAACGGAGGTTCTGACCTCCTATACGGATCTCTAAACGAAGCACGTCGACTCTTACGTCTGGTCTTCAGCTATCAGTGTGCGGAGCTTACTGAGCTCCGTAGATTCATTAAGAATCCCTGGGGTCGACAAGGCCCCGGCGCTGTTGCGGAGGGTGAGGTAGGCTGTGAGAAGTGGTCATTTAAAAAATGGCCCGGCATCCCCGCCAAACTCTTTAGTTGGCGCGACGGTTTGGATTGTGAAGTCCAAGTCGTCGATAAGCAGGATGATGCACGTTTATGCTTAGTCCCTAAGGATTTTCGAGGTCCTAGGGTCATTTGCATCGAGCCCAAGGAGAATCAGTTTGCCCAACAAGGGCTAATGGATATCCTTTACAGGCTCGTCCATGCGTGCGCTCTCACAAAAAGATCCATCAACTTCCTCGACACGGATAAATCACGCAGTGCCTGTTATGATTACAGGTATGCGACGATTGATCTGAAGGCTGCTAGTGACACAATTCATTTGTGTCTTGCTAGATTACTTCTTCCGAGGTGGGTCTTTAAGCTAGTCACACGTTACCGATCGAGGTCCGTAAGGACTCCGAAAGGAGACGTTAGAACCCGTTGTTTAGCAACGATGGGTAACGCCACATGTTTCCCTCTTGAGACCTTGGTATTTTGGGCATTAAGCCTTGGTACCTTGATCCATTTGAGAGACTCTTTTCATCCAAGACAACAGAAGCATCTAAATTTAGATGTTCGTGTCTTTGGAGACGACATCATAGTCCCGTTATGGGGTTGTGAAGCCGTTGTGGACGTACTAGCTGCTGTCGGCCTTACAGTGAATGCCGAAAAGACCTGCAGCTTCTCGCTAGTTCGCGAGAGCTGCGGGGAATGGGTGTTCGCTGGCAGAGAGAGTAAAATTGTGAAATTTCACTCTCTGGGTGTCGAAGATTATCGTAGTCTCATGCAATGGTCAAGTCAATACATCGACTTGTTGCCTAAAGATAGTATCAGTGATGATACCGTCTATCCGGCAATGCTTGAGGAAATTCTTGGTCAGATTAGGTTAGGCGTATCAACGTTAAAAAGGTCTAATCCTAGACTTTTTGAAACAAGATACAATACTAACCTACAAAGATCAGAATTTCTTGCCCCAGTTTTCGTCAAACGGGGGAAACTACGCAAGCTAACTGACGCGTCAGCGCTATATGCCTGGCACGTTGGTAACGATCGGACGCCCTTCCTCAAGGGGGCCCGGAAACGGGTGTATTTGAGGTGGCAGGATCAGTGTAGCTCAATGTGGATTAATATCCCACTGTTGATGCCGTACTGATTTCTGCGGAGGGTGAGACCTAAACAGCATTCGAC